ACCGTCTAAACTTTTACTCATGAAAGTATTTAACCAAAAAAATAGCGCCTTTCGACGCTATTGATTTATTTGTTTTGAAGTTTTTCTTCTAATGCTTTGTACAGTTGTGCTTTAATGCTGTTTTCTAAAGCCATCGGATTATCGCCGCCTGCTACTGGGGGATGTGATTTTTTCTTTTTATGAATACCACCTGATTGATACATGTAGTCGTCATCTTTGTATTCTTCGTCTGGCGAATTGTCCCAACCATCTTCTTCGACTTCTTCATCATTTTGTCTAGGATCTTTTACTCTTATATCACCTGGGTTTTTGTTTGAGTTAGGACCACCTGATAGTTTAATAATATCCATCATATCACCGTAACCTTCGTCTGGTGAATTGTCCCATTCTTCGCCCCCACCGCATGGTGTATCTTCGCCGTGGTCTCCACCGCAAGTTGCACATGGCATAGGACCTTGTTTATGACTGTCAATATCTGTATGCATTGCATCGTGTGCCATTGGCATATCTATGTGCATATCTGCAACTGGCGCAGCATTTGGCATACCTGCATTTTTTAATATGCCTAATAGTTCTGCAAGTTCAGAAGCATTATCTGCTGTTATGTTCATACTTGCGCCTTCATTAATTTTTTTAGTCATATCATATTCCTTACTGGCATTTTGTTGCCCTACAATTTTTGCGTTTAATCTTTTTCCTTTGTTTGCAACAAAGTCTTGTAAATTCTTTAATGGACCATATCCACGTGTTACTGTTCCATCTTTATTAGGAATGTCAACATATGGTGTAGGATACTTTGCTTTCATTTGAGAAACATTCATATTAGCTTGATCAGCAGGTCTATTTGGAGCCATTTGTATAAAAGTCTCTTTTGACACTTTAGGTGCTGTTGGTGCATTTCCAAGATCGTCGCCGTCGCGCTGTCCGTCAGGTCCTAGGTTGTTAGGCTGTTGTCCGCCTCTATTGCCATCATCTGGCCCCCTTGTTGCTTGAGTTTGTCCTTGGGCTGCTTGAGGTTGTGCTTGTGTTCCTGGATCACCATCTGTAGGTGTTGCTGGTGCCGAAGCTCTTGTTGCACTAGGGCTTGAAGCCATAGCTGTATTAGCTCTATTCATAATGGTTTGATATGCATCTGCATTACTTTGAGCCCAGTTGGTATTACCAAGTTGTGAAAGTAAATCGCCTAATTTTGCTTTTTGTTCTTCAGTAGCTTCACGTACTAATGATTCAGCTAGATTAATTGCTCCACGCATTGCTGTAATACTATCTTGATCTGCACTTGCTGACACAGTCTGTCCTCTAGGCATCATTTGATTAATTAAATCATTTAATTCGTCAATTAGTCTTTGTGTTTCTGCATCTGGTGCATTGGCTTGTGTTTCTCCTGGATCACCATCAGTTGGTGTAGGATTTGCTTGAGCTGTATCGCTGCCTCTTGTGCCGTCGCCTTGGTCACCTGATGCTGTTGCTCCTGTTCCACCAGCTGGTGCACCGCCTGCTTTTACTTGTTCAATTTTAGCAAGTGTTGCATTTCCTGCTTGACCGTCTACTTGTAGACCGTTTGCTTTTTGAAATTCTTGTACTGCTTTAAATGTACCATTACCGTATTTGCCATCAACACCATTTGGATCAAAACCTAAGTCTTTTAGATCCTGTTGCAGTTTTTCAATTTCAGGCATTGCCTGTTTGCCACCTTCATTGTAGCGTGTCATAAGATCCTTTTGATTTTGTTCTGGCTCTGGATTAGCAGTTGCATCATCTGCCGTGGCAGGTTGTTGATTTTGATTGCCACCTGCTGGCGTACCTTGTGGAGTAGGGTTATCAGGTCCTGCTTGTCCTACTTGTGCGGTTCCTGCAGCTGCAAAATCCGCAGGTTGTTGTGGCTCTGCAGCAGTATCATCTGCTGTCGCCGCCGTATCAAATTCACCGCCTTGTGCATTACCTCCAGCAACATTATCTGCTGTTGCTTGAGCATCTGCACTTGGTGCTGGTGTAGTTGGTGTTTCCTCAGGATCAGCACCTGTTGCTTGTGCCGCTGCTACAGCAGCTTGTGCCGCTGTGTCGCCTAAACCTAATTTTTCTTTGAACCAATCAAGTAAACCTTCTTCTAATTCTTTTTGGGTTTGTTCACTTTGTTTGCCATATGCATCTGCTTTTTGTATAAGGTCTCTAATATCCATGGTTAACTTCCTACCGGGCTTTTCGTGTTTTGTTTTTGGTCAATGTCTTTACTGTCTCCAGGTTTAACACCTTCCACAGGATCAATAGCTCGTTCTTTGCGGGCTACTTCTAATTCTTTCAATAAATCCATTACTCTGTTTTCACCAACTTCTGATTGTGCTGATTCACCGCCCATGTCTTCAGTGTTAAGAATTGATTCATAAGGTGTGTCATCTGTAGGTTCTTGATAACGTTCGATAGGATCGCCTTCACCACGTACAATCAAATGACTGTGATGGACACCTGTTTCTACGCTTAGGTATTGTTCTAGTACAAATGCTGTAGCAGGATAGTTTACTTCAACATCATAATGTGTAACTTCCATGTTTTGTAACTGGGGGAAATCTAAAGGTTTTTCTGAAATCGGTGTCTTTTTGCCTGAGCTTACAGACACAATGTCGTATTTTGTCAGTGCTGACTCTAGCTTATCAGCAAAACCTTCTGGAAGGTCACCAGCAACTCTAACCTTAAATTTATAAGTTTTTTGTGCTTCTGTTAAGTATTCTACAAATTTTCTCATATCACGTGATCCTATTATATGTTATTTATCCATATTCTTGAGTTTTTCTAGCAAACTATTACGATCTGTAACTACATAGCCTTCGCCCTGTACCATATCTCCATCTACAGATCCGTCTTTGTCTTGCTTTTCTTTTTTAAGTTGTAGCTCAACCATCTTAAGTTTTTTGTCTAGTTTAGCTACTTTTGCATCTAAATTAGTTTTGAGCATGTTGCCAGCGACTTCAAAAATACGTCCTGAATAACGGCTTTCAACGTTCATACCTAAGTCCATAAGATCTTCATATGCCTGCATAGATTTTTGCGAAACTTCATTAAGTTCATTATCTGCCATTTCGCCTAAACCTTTAACCTGAGGTAGTGCAGCAGTAATTTTGTCAAGCTCTTGGATACTGCGAGCTGTTTCTTCTTGCTCAACGACTGCCTGTTGGGCTTTATCTGCATTACGAGACTCTTCTATAATTTCTTTAGAGTCTGGCATGTTTAATAGTTCTTCTAGTTTTTTAGTCATAGTTACACCGTTATCTACTACTATATTTAGTTTATCGAGTACCTTGGTGGAAAATATCTGTCTCGTTTACTACTCTAAAAAAAAGGCCTTGCTGTTTGCACCAGGCCCTTGCAGCTTCCCATTTGGCTTGATTTAGTATATAACTTGCTTGATTGTGTCTACTGCGTCCAACTTTTTCTCTTAGGGTTTGATTAGCAGGTTTAACTTCTATAACTTCAACTCTCTGTTTACCATTACGATCAACATATGCTACAAAGAAATCCGGAACATAGATTGTGTGTTTTCCTGTTAGTGGATTACGATAAGGTATGCGTACTGCTTCACTTGCCCACTGTGCAACATTAGGATGTTCGTCACAAAATCTCATAAAAGCAAACTCCCAACTGCTTCTATAAGTTGGATGTTTTCTTCCTACATATTTTTGAGGATTTTTACAATTAAACTTACCTTGGGCAAAACGAGACATAGCATTATACCACTATGTTTCTTTTTTCTAACTTTTCAACTTGTTGTGTTCGTTTAAATCCGAGTGTGCTTGTTTTAGCTCTATTATAGTTGAGTACTTCTGTAACAATTGAACTTAGTTGAACACTATCTAGTCCTTTTAGAGTATCTAACAACTGAAAAACATTTACTGAATCAATTTTTGATTGTTGCAGTAGCACACTTCCAACACTTATTGCTGCTTCTTTATCAAATCCTCTTTTAGTAAAAAATCCAATTACTGCATCAACTTGGTTACTTGGAAAACTTAATTTTTTATCAAAATATGTATCAAAAAATTCTATTACTTTTTGATCTGATTTTTTTGTTTGTTTTGGTAATTCGCTCATCTTAAGTTCCTGTCACTTGATTTCTATATGCTTGTTTAGCACCATCAGGAAGTGCATTGTATGCTGCATTTCTTTCATTTACTCCGCCTGCATTTCCTTGTGCTTGATAGTCTTTACCAAATGCTTGTTTTGCTGCACTTTCTATTTCAGCAGGACTACTGCTACTACTTACTTTACTTAAAGCACTTAACCCAGCAACTGCGGCTGCTCCTAATAAAACATCTGTTGCTCCGCCACTGCCGCCATTTTTAGGAAAGAATGCATTACTTACTCCGCTTACATCTGTTCCTGCTGCCGCACCAATAGCTCCTTTTAATAAACTAAAGCCTTCTTCACGTAAACCTTCAGAACTTAATCCTCTTACATTTCCTATCAATTGAGCTGCTGCTAAGCCTGCTTCAAACGGATTGCTAAATTTGCCGCCACCTTTAGTAATATAATCGTATAAGTCTACGCCTGCGCCAAAAATTCCACCTAGTCCAAGTTGTCCTCCTCCAAGTAAACTTGCAGGACTTGGTGTCGTATCGTAATGTGCTGGATCTCCAAAACCAGTTGGATTACCATTCGCTCCTGCTTCTATACTTCCTCTGTCATACCAAACAGCTTCATAGGCAACAGTAATACGATTTTCCATCATACCTGCTCCGTCACTTGAGTCAACATTGTCATGACCCCAATTGGTAATAATTGGATTGACTAACGTATAGGTTGTATATGTTTTTCTTGACAATTGACTTATTTGAATATTATTAATAAACGGAACAGTAACATTATTGTCTAAACCATATGCATACTCGTTATATATTGATCCTAGGTATGTATTGTCTCCCGGAATTTTATCATATCTTCTATCAGGTGGACCAATCCCTGGAGGTGCAGAAATATTGTTGTTTACAAAATTTTTATTGTAAGCATAAGGAAGTTTGCCATAGTTGCCGTCTGCAAAATAATATCTATAGTATGCTTCTAAGATAGCAGTTGTTACACCAAAGTTATCATCATGAAATGTTATGTTGACTGGATCGTAACTGATGCTAGTTTGTACATTTTTGATTCTATTGTATTTTTTCTTTGTATCTACAGTTGCAGTATACTTTGGCAAATCTGCATTTTTAACCAATAAACCAATTTCAGTTTTGTGTTTTTCTCCAAGTTCTTTAATGTTATCAAATGCAACTTGATTGAATTGGAAATAAACATGATAAAGAAATTTGGATTTAGGTGCTAATCTAAATGCATCTTCTACAAATGTTTTGCTGGCGTGTCTAAAGTCGCCAAGGTTGCCTTTTGGACTAAGTGCGCCACTTGCTAAATTATCTAAAAAACCTGTGAACTTTCCCATACTAATATTTATCTTATTAAAATATGTGCGTATATAATGAAAAAGGGATACTGATAAAAATCAGTACCCCTTTAAAGATTAGGAACTTTATTGTATTATGCGCCGCCGCCAGTAACTAAAGTATTTACTGTACGTCCAACTGCTGTACCAATACCAGTACCTTGTGGTGACTGGATTGCATTGTCATAACGTATGTTTAATGTAACTGTTACAGCATCTGAAGTTGCATATGCAAGTGTATTGTAGTTTGCACTTTCACAATAACAACCGTATAATTCAAATGTTTCAAGCACGTTAGGTGTGTTAGCACCGTTACCACCATCTAGAATTTCAATTCTAGTTGTAAACTTATAATCAAGTCCTGATGCTGCGCTTGACTGTTCGAAGAAGTCAAACTGTTTCTGAAGTTGCTCACCAACAAGTTTTTGAACGTTGTTGTTTACATCTTCACGCAAGTTAAGTGTGATTGGTTCCCAAGTATGTTTACCTGCCAAATATACCTTTGAATTGTAAATGTCTAATGTCATTTGCTCAAATGATACATTTGGACGAGTTACATCAACAACTTGCTTGGTTAATTCTGTTGTCGGAGTTGAAGTTCCGAAGTTTTCCAAAGATACCCTAAAACGATATTGTAGTTTGGGCATCAACAGGCCTTGGTTACTTGCAGAATCTCCGCTTGCCAAAGGCACTGTAATTTTTGATAGTGTTGATATTGCCATTTAATTTGCTCCTAATCTATAAGTATTTATCATTCTTATAGTCCTGCTATTTCTCCAGTATTTTTAAGTCTCAGAGGAATGTAAATAAATTCAACTGCCTTAACAGGTTCAATAGCAATGTCTAGGTATAGTTCATTTCTATCAATCCTTGCTGGAGTATTGTTTGACTCATCACATACAACTAAGAAGTCGTATAGTGCTCTTTGACCAACAAGTTCAAGCATTAAGCTCTCTGCAGCTTGTTTGATCTCATCACGTGTGATCTTGTCATTTGGTTCAAACAAGTATGGTTTAGCAAGTTGATTTAGCTGACTACGTAAGTAGATAACCAAACGTGCTACATTGATTCTATCCAATGAACTAGCTGCTAACTGTCTTGTTTTCTGACCAAAAGCAACTAAACCTGCACCTGTAATGAATGTAATTGGGTTCACTGCATTTGCGTACAGTGTATCTCTTTGACCTTCATTTAGTGCTATTGATTTAAATTCACCTTCTGATGTAATATATCCTGTTGAACTTGCGTTTGTAATGCCACCACGTCTTGTACCTGCTGGAGCAAACCATGGAAACGATACTTGATCGCTAAGTGCAATAGTTCTCATCATCATATGACTTGGTGGAACAACAACATTGTTACCAAAGTTGTCACTTGTAAATCCACTTGGATAATAAACAGCCAAATATGGATCTGTAGTTACAAGTCCGTTGTCATTGTCTTCAACTGCTAGGTTTGTATTTGTTGCCCAGTTGTTGATAGATGTTGCATCACTTGTAAGTCTGAATGGTGAATCACCTAGTACAAATGCTGTTAAGCCTCTGTCGTAGTTTAGTGATTTCATTTCACCAATTAGTTCTGGATAAGCAGGACATGACATCAAGTTAAAGATTCTTGATTCATTGTCTCTGATATCTTCGTTTGAATTAACAAGTGCTTGTAGAGCTTGAACAACAACTTTACGCTGTGCTTTGCGTCCAAAAGTACCTGAACCGTCTTCTTGGTTTGCACTTTCAGTTACCCAACGATCAGCATCATATGCAGCCATTGATTGGCCTGTGCCGCTACCGTATCTTGTGTTGTTACCTGCTGTGTTAATGTAGTTCTTAACATATTTTTTAACATTAAATCCACTTCTACGTAGATTCCATAACAACATTCCTTTTGGATATAGTGCTGGATCTGGAGAATCAGGATCTACATAATCACTTGCTAGTAGATCATCAATATCTCCTGCTGTATCACTGTTTGCACCTGCTGTGTTATAACGTGCATCTGCAAATACAATACCGTTTTCAGTAGTTTGATCACCTGTATCAACTAAAACCCAATTATCTTGTTGATTGGCATTTCCTAGTGCAGCATCATATTTGTAAATTTTTGGATAGTTTTCTAAATCTGAAGTATCAATCCAAATATCACCTGTTACAAGAGCTGTGCCATCACTTTGTTTAGTTGGTGCACTTGCTGTAACAAGTGGTCCTGCTGGATCTGTTGCTTTTGTGCTATCTACATTGTAGAATGGACTTGCTGTAGAACTTTGTCCACTTGCGCCATCATATTGATAACCAACAAACTCGCTACCGTTATGTACCATGATGTCTACTTCATCTACAATTGAATTGTACCAAAGTGTTCCATCTGCTGTTACTGCGGTTACTTGTGTCGGACTTGCTGTAAAGAATCCTGTTCCTAAATCATTTACAGGACTCCAAAGACTTGCTTGTAAAACAGTAGGATTTGCAGTTACATCATCTTCAGTTGTACCTGCTTCGTCAAATCTTGTACCTGCATAAGTTCCTGGTGCATAGTAAAGATTTGGAGTTCCGTTGTTACCATCTACAAACGGAGTAAATCCTGCCGCTGCTAATACACCGTCTGTGTCAACAAATTTAATTTCTCCACCAAGTGCGTGAGTAATGCTTACTTTGTTTGTTGCGTCAACACTTGCAGTAACATTTGTTATGTTTGCATTGTTGATAGCACCAGCAAGTAATGCAGCGTCACCTACTGCACCTGTGTAAGTTGCATTTACTGTTTTTGCAGTTTCGAAACTTGCAGAACCGTTGTCAGTAGTTTGTACAGTAAAAGATTGGCTTCCTGAACTTATAGAACCAGCAATAATTTTGTTGCCTGTAATAACTGTTGGAGCTGCACTTCTTCTGCGCTTTAATTTAAATGTTGCCAATGGAGGAGCGTCTCCTGCTACATTAGTTTCTACATATAAATCACCAGCTGATAAATTAGCGCCGCCGCCTGATCTATCTAGTTCGTATATAGCTGATTCATTGCTGTCATACAATGGAGCTGCTACAGTTTCCCATAGTTCTGTTGAATTATTCCATTTTTTAACAAAATAACTAGCACCAAGATTAGGTGTAGTTGTTTTCATCCAAACACTACCAGTTGGTCTTGAATATGTGTCTGCTGTTTTCCATTCAGGAACACTAGTGTGTTTTGAAACTTGTAGTGCAGGTGGATAGTAAGTTCCTGCGTCAATGTCAAGTTCGCCGAGTCTATCAGTGTCTCCACCGATGACAATTTCGCCACCTAATGTAGAATCTTCTGATGCGCTACCAGTTCCGTCACTGTAAATTTCTAAACGTCCGTCAACAGCTGCGGCAGAAATACCTGCAATAAACAATCCATTGATTGTACTTGCAACATCGCCTACAACATCTGAACTGTTAATCGTTACACTTGTACCATTAATCGTAATCGCTGCTGTACCTGCAAAGGTTGGATTTGCTGCACCACCTTGTATTGTTGGCCAACTTTTTGCCCATGCATCCGAACCAACCAATACCCATGTACCAGCTGTATTTCTGTAGAAAATTCTAATTAATGTTGTAGTTGCAACAACAGCATATGATCCTACTTCGCCAACAGCACTGCTTGGAATGTTTCCACTAAAACCATTTGTAACTAAATTACCTGTGTTCGACAATTCTGTATTGTCAGTAATAACAATAGGTGCTTTATTGGTAAAATTTTGTCCACTATTTAACACAGATGCTCCGTTCCATTCTTGGATACCCCATAGAGTGTTTGCTGTGTCTAACCAATAAGTACCATCTGCAGGATTAGCTGCAGGAGCAGTTGAAGTTGGTTCTAACTCTCCTAGATCAACATTTGCTCTTACTACCCAAGCTCTGTTTGCTACTCCTAAATATGAGTAAGCCGCTTGCAATCCATATTCATTCAGCTCGCCGCCATGAATTGGATTGTTGTTTGAATCTGTTTTGAAAATTGGATCACCAAATGTGTCTGCTAGATCTCTTTGAGATGTAAGCAAGTATGGTGTTCCTGCATTTGCCGCTAGTGTGCCCGGTGCTGTACCAGTGCCTGCTGCATTTGTTTTGTTAGCCGCAGTTGCGACAAAAATCATTGGTGTAGTACCTGGTTCAGCTGGGGTATAAAAACTTTCGTCTATTACGCTGACCTGTACGCCTGGTGATGTAAGTGCCATTATAATTCTCCTATTGTGGACATATGTTTGTTAATATTATTTAGCAAGAAAAACAGAAAACACTAGTTGAAAACAGGTTAAAAAGGGACCAAAAAGGTGAGCTAAATACAGTATGAGACCATTATGCCAATGCGGACAACGACCTTGTGCTGTAAATTATAAAAAGGGCAAAAGGATATACTATAGAAAACTATGTGAACGGTGCTTACGCAACGGCATTAATCATGGTGTGCCCTTATGGAAACAAAGAGGCTATGTAAAATTATCCTATTGTGAAAAATGTGGTTATAAAAGCAAACACACAGAACAATTTAATGTTTACCATATTGACGGCAGTTTACAGAACTGTAGGCCTAATAATTTAAAAACAATTTGTGCTAATTGCCAACGTATTATGCAGAAGCAAGGAGTTCGCTGGAGGCAAGGCGATCTTTTACCTGACTTTTAAGCATGTCAAATGTTCCGCCATTATCAATCACATGGTTGAATAGTACGTTTGCCCAAGCCCATTCAGATTTATGTACGTCTTTGGGTTCTACACCAATATCTTGATACATACGGAACCACACAGGATCAGGACCTCTACGCACACGCCAAACTTCACCATAGATACTTTTGATCATATTCGCTTCATTTTCAAAACGCACATCAGGAATAACAAAATTTACGCCAGGATTTTGAACAATAGTTTTCTTCACAAGACTTACCCATATACCATCATCAAATCCATTACGCATACAATCTGTACCAAATTCTTGTAGAACTAATCTTGGGCTTATAATTCTTCCGGTTTCCTGTGACCAAAAATCATCTTTTTGTTCGCGCCAAGCTCTACTTTCATCAGTATCACCTTCAAGCATTTGTCTGTCCCAACCAAAAACTTCTGCAACACCGTCTTTTAGTTTATCAGCAAATGAAATCTTAGTATAGCCATACTCTTGGACAAGCATGTCTGCAACAGTGCCTTTGCCCGAACCAATTAAACCACAAATACCTATAATCATAATAAATCCTTCAAATAATATAAAGTATATAAGATTTATTTGCTTTTGTCAAGTAGTTTTTGGTAGGCTTGTTCAAAACCTTCTTCGTGTAGATATGCTTCGTTATTATTCCACATACGTTTGAAGTATCCAGGTGCTGATTCTAGTATTGTTTGTTCGCTTGCACTAAAGTGTCCTTTAACCATCCAAAAAAGCCTATGGGCTTCTTTGTGGCTAAACTCTGACATTATCCTATAGTAAATCCGTAGCCAACACCACCTGGTATAGAAGTGCTAACTTCTTGCTCTAGTTTTTCCATTTCTGATGCTGCTTCTGCTTTGAGTGCATCACCATTCAATTGTCCGCCGCCTTGTGGTCCAGCAATAGTAGCAAATTTACTACGTGCTTCTCCAAGCATATATTTGCAGGTAGCAACTGTATAATCTTTGATCCACTGTTTGGCAAGATAATCATCAAATAACTGTTCATCTGGACGATAATTATAGCACAGCAGTAACAGCGTTTCTTCTGTACGAGAACGCTGTAGGATAGTTAATTTTTTATTTGCAGTGTTCCATTTAAATTCAATAAATGAGCCAAACATTCTACCCACAAGCTCTTGATATTGTGAAAAGAAATCATATGTAGCAAGTCCGCCCATGTTAGAACTTGCCAACAAATATGTGTTTGTATAGGCTAGGTTAAACGGTTCAAACAATGTGCCGCCGTCACCTCCTCCTGAACGTGAACCAATTGATCTACGGAATATTCTTCTTACTTCTACTATTTCATTTGGTAGTGTGTATTCATTTTGATCGATTACAGTAGGCATAAAGAAATAACTTTCTTCCACTGAATTGTCCGACCTTTGACGAAATTTTGTTAGTGCTTTAGTTAATGCTGTCTCATAATGAACAGGATCAAGTTCAACATCAACCATGCCACCACCTAACATGTTGTATACATAGTCAAATATTTCTTGTTTCTTGGTTTTTAAGGTTGCCATACGAAAAGTTCTCCACAAGTATTTATCTTACGCTAAATATGTATATGCCAAGATTATCTTTATACAAACCAGAGAAAGGCAAAGATTACGAATTCATAGACAAGCGTATCTATGAAATGTTTACTGTGGGCGGCACAGACATCTTTGTACACAAGTATCTAGGTCCAAAAAATCCTGATGAAGCAGATGCTACAGCGGATCAGCCCCGTTATGATGCTGTAAAAGAAACTAATATACAAGACATGCTGTTTATGGAAAACAGAGATCGCAAGTACGATCCAGATATCTACAATATGCGCGGTATCTATAATGTGCAAGATATTGACTTTAATATGAGTCAATTTGGATTGTTTTTAAGTAATGATACACTGTTTATGACTATACATATTAATTCAAGTGTCAAAACTTTAGGTAGAAAAATTATGCCCGGTGATGTAATTGAACTACCTCACCTTAAAGACGAGCATGCACTTAATGATTACACTGTGGCTCTAAAAAGATACTATGTGGTAGAGGATGTAAACAGAGCAGCAGAAGGATTTTCACCTACTTGGTATCCACATTTATATAGAATTAAATTAAAACAAATAGTTGATTCACAAGAATTTAAAGAAATACTAGACTTACCTGCAGAAGAAGACAATCCTGGCGGTAATACTTTAAGAGACCTGTTATCAACTTATGAAAAAGAAATGCAAATTAATAATGCAGTAGTACAACAAGCAGAAGCTGATGCTGCCAAATCGGGTTATGACACTAGTCATTTCTTTAGTTTGAAAACAGACGAAAATGGTGAAGTTGAACTTGTTACAACTGATACAAGTGAACTAGATGCAAGTACACAAAATGAACTTGCTGACAGAGTAATGCAAACTCCTGATAGAGAAGGCTATCAAGGATATTTACTCGGTGACGGCATACCTGCAAATGGTGAGGCATTTGGTCATGGATTAAGTTTTCCAACAGGTAGTGTAGAAGGTGATTTTTTCCTAAGGACAGATTTTATGCCAAATAGATTGTTTAGATATGATGGTACACGGTGGGTTAAACAAGAAGATTCAGTACGTATGACGCTAACAAACACAAACACAAGAAGTCATCAAAAAGGTACATTTGTTAATAATACTAATACTAATGAAATTGGTGGTGAAAATGTGCAGGAAAGACAAAGTCTGTCACAAGCACTTAGACCTAAGGCAGATAACTAATGCAACACTTTTATGATGGACAAATAAGACGTTACATTACCCAAATTGTAAGATTAATGAGTAATTTTTCTTACAAAGATGGAAATGGCAACCTTACTGAAGTTCCAGTCATGTATGGTGACATAACTCGTCAAGTGGGTCATATATTAAGAGACAATTCAGAAAACAAAATACCAAGTGCGCCAAGAATGGCTGTATATGTAACCGGTCTCGAAATGGATACAACAAGGCTTGCTGATTCAAGCTATGTTAATAAGTTGAACATACGTGAACGTGCTTATGATGCTAATGGACAAGAATATCTTAACACAGAAGGTAAAAATTACACCGTAGAAAGGCTTATGCCAACACCATACACATTAAGTTTAAATGTTGACATGTGGACTACTAACACCGATCAAAAATTACAAATTATGGAACAGATTTTAATGCTGTTTAATCCAAGTTTAGAAATTCAAACCACAGATAATTATGTAGATTGGACCAGTTTAAGTGTAGTTAATCTAGACACAATTAATTTTAGTGGTAGAAGTATTCCTGTTGGAACTGAGAGCGAAATAGATATTGCTACTCTAGGATTTAAAACACCTATATATATTTCTCCACCTACAAAAGTAAAACGTTTAGGTGTAGTGACCAGTATTGTACAGAGTATATACGATGAAAGCAAAGGAACTATTGAGTTAGATCTAAGTAGACCGCAAGGACAAGTAAGTGATGCTGCTGTAGGTGTT